ACTGTGCTAGAAGATGATGACGCAATCTGCGCTGTGAAGTTTATGAGATACTCGCCAGCTTCCTTAAACACGATACGCTCGTTATTCGTCGCATCACGGTCAATTCTTAAGTTTCCCGATGGCGCATCATAAGTAATTGAGTAAGCAGTATCCGCAGCCGCAGCTGTCACATCTGTAGACACTTGAAAGTTAGCGTGACCGCCCTCAAGAACGACCTGCCGCCATTCGCCACCCACAGACACAACTGGGTATTCTTTTTCACGGTCATAAAGCATGACACCATCTTCTGCCGCAGAGCTATAGGTGTCTTTGGCGTCTAGCTGGTTCAAAGCCTGAGAAAGATAACGGCGCAGGTTTTCAGCCCACGCCTTAGCATCTACCGTAAATGGTGGAACAACTCTCATCGCGTACCGCCTGCATTGGCTTGCAGGCGCATAATCCCAACGCGCCAATCGGATGGCTGATTGCCTTCAACTCGCATCCGAACCTGCCGACCTTGGAAGCGCACAGATGTCGGGTTGCTCATGCTAAACGGCCCATATTCGCGCTCTTCACCATTTGGATAGAAGCGCGTTTTAAACTTAGCAGTCACATCGCCCTGTGTCTTTTCATCAGGGATTAGATTTGTAACCTTCATTGCCTGATCGCCAGCACCAATCAAGATAGGGCCAGTTTCTGCAAACGGTGTTAGTGAGCCGTGATCATACCCGATTTCATGCTCATAAATCTCGCCACTGCTATCAATGAATAAAGGCTTGCGGAATACACCTGCATCTACACCCGCAGTCCGATCAATCTCGCCTGTCGTCCAGATGTTTTCTGCATAGTCATACGCAACATAGCGATCACACTCTAGACCACCGTCTGATGGATAGAACCACCAAATCTCATTCCACGCACTATTTGCAGTGACTGAAACCTTAGAGGCTTGGTCTGCGTTCATTTCGCTAAACACATAGTCACCAACCTCGCATGGAATAGACTGCACAGAGCCACCGCTATATGCAAAGAAACCGCGCTTGCCCATCCAGTACACTGCGTTGTCAACTGTGATAGCCGCGTTTGCAGAGATCGCACCGCAGGCTGTACCAACACGCTCAACACCATAAACGAATGGCGGGCCTTGGTATGTCATTGTGTGCGCATCTTCTGAAGTCAAGATTAGCGCCTGACCTCGCGCACGAACGCCCTGCAAGATTGTACCTGCGGTTTGCAGCTCAATGTCACCAGCTTGGTTTGTTGCTGCTGCTGTCCAAGTTGTGTTGTCTTCTTGGTCTGACCACTGAATTTTGCGCGGATTGCCGCCTGCGCCAAAGCAGACAACAAAGCGTTCTTCTGTAACCATGAAACCACTGCATGACGTAGGGGCATTAGAAACCTGCGCCATTGTCGCGTCTGTCAGGTTCCACTCGTACAGCTTACCGTCATCAGGCGACATTGCCAAAAGATACTCACCCCAGTTATCTAGCGTGATGATTGTAGCTGGAGAAATGTCTGTAGCTGCTTGCCGCTCTACACCGTATTCGCCGTTTCCGTAAGTGTCACCGCCGTAAGATGAATTGTATGAGCTATCTACACGACCCGCTGTGAATGATGCAGGCGTAATGTCTGTCTTTGTGCCGCCTTGGTTGAAAGCATAAATCTTATTGTAAGTGCCAGCCGCAAGGCGAATGCTTGCTGAATTGTCTTCCCAAGCATGCATAGAGCGAACTGTGCCGTCCGCATCTGCTGAATTCCATGCCCGCCAGCCACCAACAGGACGCAAAGAACCCTCATGCCAGCGCACTAAGTTTACATCGCGCCAACGGTTTTGCGCAGAAAACTCTGTACCGTTTCTGTAAGCTCCCGCTGGTATCTGCAATGGTATTAGTGGCATGCTTTACTCCTACCAGTTTAGTCTTATGAAAGATACGTTAGAGCCTTCATTTGCGCCAACTACAATAGAATAGGATTGACCGGGGGTTACAGACACATCAGTAAAGGTTTGCTCGTCACCACCTGCGCTAAAAGTCTGACCAATTGCTGAACTTGCGCCACCTGAAACGATATACTCATTTTCTAAATTAGTAGCGTAGGACGTTGCTGAAAAGTTAGCAGACCCGTCTGTTGGAACAGTGCCAGAATTGCTAAACAAGTTGCCCGCTGAGGAAACAGTGCCAGTACGGCGATAGGTTTGAGCGCCATAGTTCCCCAAGTTGTAAAACCAGCCTTCACCTGTGTAATACCAATACTGATGAAAAGTAGCGGTTACTTCTTCACCATTTGTGTCAGTTGTTATGCCTGTCCATTGCGATAGATTTGAGGCGGCCTGTGATTTTATGGCCTCATAAGTTAGTGAAGAACCAATAAAAGTTTTACCTGCACTTGTGCCTTGGTTGGTAAACGGCCCACTTGTCAAATAAAAATTTGAACTTGCTGAACTCCATGCTGTGTCGTTAGAACCACCGCGGCCTGTAACAGTAACAGAAGTTACACCAGTTGGCGCAGTCCAACTAAATGTACCTGCGGTATTAAAATTCTGCGTTCCTGTTTGTGAAGCCGCAAGGCCAAATAGCAGCTTGTGAGGCATTAGCTCATATCCTGTCCCGCGATTACACCGTACCAGTTAGTCCCGCCGTCGTAGGTAATGAACACAAAAATATCAACTTTGCCTGAGCCAGATGTTAAAACAGGGTAGTTGCCACCTGCCCACTTTACTGCGCTGGGCCATGTGATTGTGCGATCTGTGCTGTCTTGTGTAACTTTCAGGCTAAAGCTAGATGTCTTGCCTGATCCAGCAGGGTTGCTAAACGTGTAGGTCACGTCTTCTGTAAGTGTGTGGCTAAAGTTAGCCCCATCACGCATGTTTAGCGTAGCTGTGCCAGAAGATGACGTAATGTCAGTGTTTTCTTCAATGATGCCGTTGTCAAAAGTAACAACGCCATTTGCATCAGCAGTGACCGCCTTACTCGCTTCTGTCGTACCTAATGTAGTGATGTTCAAATAGTTTACTTCAGCAGCCGACGCTGTAACCGCAGTGCCGCCAATCTTCCAAGAGCCCTCGGTAAGATTTGGCTGGATCGCCGTTGTGCCGTCTAGAAGATCATCAATGTCATCTAGGTTGTCGTTAATCTTGCCGCCCCATGTATTAGAGCTTGCACCGACTTCTGGCTTTGTCAGCCCGAATGTTGTTGTTGTGGTATCTGCCATGTCAAACCTCTATGCAGCGTTGTTCCAATTTGTAGCATCTTCTGACTGCAATGTCCAAGTATCTGTATTTTCAGACTGCAATACCCACTGGAAACTTACAGCCAACTCAGGGATGCCAGACCTCATATCAACTGCTGTAAATGCATGCTCCTGTGAAATGTCTGCGCTTTCCACAGACGGCCTGTACAACACACTGTCATAAGCTCTGAACACATGAATATGTGTGAGTGCAACTGTATCTACAACAGGTGCAGAAGCAACAATATCATCAGACGAAAGAACGCTAGTGATTGTAGCATCAATGCTGTCAACAACTGGCGTCATAGTTAAATCTAATGGCGCAAGAACCTGCTGCTGAGCAACCGACGCAGCGTCAACTGCAGGAGTTACTGAAATATCAGATGGCGCTAAAACATGAACGTGCGTTGCCGCTGTGCTATCTACAACTGGCGCACCAGACGTTACTTCTGTGGCGCTTAGTTCGTGTCCTTGCGTAAATACGACCTGATCTACAACTGGAGCGCCCGCAGTAATCTTATCTGCAAGGATATCGCCCTCAGCAGTTGCTGCTAACGGTGCTGCTGCTAATGGGCTAAATCCAAGCATATTAGACTACTCTTATTTTAAGGTTCTGCGCTGCTAAAGAGGTTATCCTTACTGTTGTGCTATCAGGGAAATCAAAATCATAATCGGTCCCTAGTACAGCACCTTTATTTAAGGCATCCGCATCATAGTTGATTGAAACACCGTCTGACGATGGCGCATTAGTGCCGGAAGAAAGATATAGCGCAATCATCAAGTCTAAGCTGTTACCTAATGCAAAGTGATTTGCATCCGTTAGCGCGTCAAGCTGCGTCTTATCCATTCTATTTATTTCAATTTCTAACGCCTCTTGCAGTGCGTACAACTCAGAATTTGTTGATGCATTACTCCAAGTCGCTGACGTGGTGTATGTGCCACTTCCAACTGTGTATTGGAATATCTCACGGCTATTATCACCAAAAATGTACATTTTTGTGAAGTCGTTACTAAATGCCATAGCCGAGGGAGCGGTGTCCTGACTTGTTGTGTCAAGCAATTTACTAGCATATGACATTGTAGAAACATCGTATGCCGTCGTTAAAGTGTATTGCCGCACTTCATCGGTTGCGTTGCCCAATATAAATGCCTGAGTGCCATCACTGTTAAATCTAAATTGCTGAGGATTTCCGTCCCAGCTTCCTTCAGAGTTGACAAGGTAACTTTTGCTGTCAGCAGTTGCCGTTGACACATCCCAAGCTGTGCTTAAAGAAAATTGATGAACAGCGTCAGTCTGCTGTCCGATAACGTACATTTTTGTACCATCTGGCTTAAACTCAACATCTTTAGGGGTTGTGTCCTGATTAAACGTGCTAATGCTTTTGCTGTCGTAACTAGCTGTCGTAATATCCCAAGCTGTGCTTAGTGAATACTGATAAACGTTGTCACCTGTCTGACCAACCACAAACATTTTTGTCCCATCTGGCTTAAACCGCAAACCATTAGGACTAGTGTCCTGTGAGTTCACGCTAAATGTTTTGTTGTCAAAGGTAAGAGTGGTAATATCAAAAGGAGTACTTAAAGAATATTGGCTAACATCATCTCCGGAAAAACCACAGACAAAAAGTGCCGTTCCATCTGGCTTAAATTCTAGACCTCTTGCAGCGGTTTCTTGACTGCTAATATCAATACTCTTGCTATCATATGAGCCAGTTGAAAGGTCTATTGTGATGTTCGCATTAGAATTGTACTGCCATGTACCAGAGTTATTTCTAACAATGTCTCGTTCGCCACTACTTCCTTTGTTGACAGACCATGTAGTGCGCCCATCTGTAGAAACAGCGTAGTAAACTTCACCATCACCTGCTGACTGGTCTGCTGTCATTGTGTTGATGTCTGTCCAATATTCAGTGTCAATTTGACCTCCAGCGTTGGTAATGGCTGGGTGGTAAGCATTTGTTGGTGATGCAAAAAACCCAACATCATGCGCATATATAGTGTCCGATGATCTGCCAATCTCAAAAAACTTAGTCCCATCTGGCTTGAAAAAGATACCTTGTGGAATAGTGCCGTTCAGATCATATGAAGTGCCAGAATAAGACGCTGTACTGACGTCCCAAGCTGTGCTTAGATTGTACTGAAAAATTTTATCATTCACATACCCGCACACATACATTACCGTGCCATCACTTTTAAATGACAAGCCTGTCGGCCCAGTTTCCTGTGTCCCTATATAAAAAGAAACGCTGTTATAACTTGCTGTGCTTACGTCCCAAGCTGTAGTCAAATCATATTCAAATACATTATAACTACCCTGCCCCAACACGAACATTTTTAACCCATCAGGTTTGAAAAAAACACTTTGTGGGAAACCATCTTGATTGCCAAGAGCGAAAGTCCTTAGTGGAGACATTGTAGATATGTCCCATGCTGGGTCTAAATCACATTCCGTAATGTCATCTCCTGAATTTCCTGCGATGTATAACTTTAATCCGTCCGATCTGAAGAAAAGGCCCAGAGGTGCGGTTTCAAAGGAAGATACTGATTGATTTCTAGTAAACGATGCCGTTGATACATCCCATGCAGTAGATAAGCTATATTCGTTTACTTCATCACCACTATAACCACAAATATATAATCGCGTACCATCTGGCTTAAAAAACAAGTCTGCTGGACTTGATTCTTGGCTGCCTACATAAAATTCCTCATCATTGTGTGCTGCCTGCAAAACATCCCAAGCACCTACAAGTGAATTAGATAATTCCAAGCCGCTAGTGGCATCAACTGCAATTGAATACATCGCCCAAGAACCAGAAGCAATTGCAGTACCTGCTGTAAACGCATTAACCTCTGTATATGTACCAGAAACATCTGTTAAAACACCGCTACTATCGCCGCTTTCAATTGTTTTGCCAACGTCCGATGCAGCAAAACTTCCAGACCCAAGCTGAAACGCTGTACCTACGGCATCAAGATCATATTCGTTTATTTCATCACCTACAGTTCCAACAATGTACATCTTTAGGCCGTCAGGCTTAAAGAATAAACCTCGTGGACTGCTATCTTGCGCAGTAACACTAACGTTTTGAAGATAACTCGCTGTAGAAACATCCCATGCGGTAGATAAGGTGTATTCGTTTACATCAAGGCCGCTCGTTCCCAAAACAAACATTCTTGTGCCGTCTGACTTAAACTTGACGTCAATTGGCGATATATCTTGAGATTGCACGCTGAATATATTAGAAGCATATGTTGCTGTAGAAACATCCCATGCTGTACTTAATGTGTACTCGGCAACATCATCTCCGGAAAAACCAATAATAAACATTTTTGTACCATCTGGCTTGAAGTCCATGCCATAAGGATCAGATTCTTGGTCTCCAACTAATTTATTTTGGCTGTAAGATGCCGTAGATAAGTTCCAAGCAGTACTTAAATCATACTCTCTTACTGTGTCAGAGGAGCCGTCAAGTATGAACATCTTTGTTCCATCTGGCTTAAAGAATAAGCCACGTGGATTAGAACTTACAGAAACTTTTGTGCTGTATGATGCAGTTGAAATATCCCAAGCAGTGCTGAGATTATATTGATTTACATCGTCACCTTGGTTCCCAAGAACATACATTTTTAAACCGTCGGGCTTAAAAAACACTGACTCGGGATTTCCCTCCTGAGCGCCTACACTAAATACCTGACTAAAAGATGCAGTAGAAATGTCCCAGCCTGTTTCTATCGGCGTAAGGGTTGTGCTGTAAGCACTATCTATGCGTTCATAGTTTGCACCTGAAGTGGCTACATCCCAAGTGCCTTTACTTGAAACACCAGACTGTGAAACTTCTTTGGTTGCAGAAACGACTGGCGCAGTAGAAACAGAAGAAGACAAGTCAATGCTTGCCGTTTCATTTGCTAAAAATGTTTTTGTAAGAGTGCCTTTTGTAACAGACAAAGCATCTAACTGTGTCTGAATATTGCTTGTGACACCATCAACATAATTCAACTCGGCTGCAGTTGCGGTAACGCCAAGGTTTTGCAGTGCAGACGCTGAACTGTTTAAATCACTTAAGTTATTTGAAGCCTCAAGCATATCGCCTTTAGCTGCTGTTATAAATACCACAGCAGTACCTGACAAGCTAATAGCTGCATCAGAGTTGTTGCTTTCAGTTACAGTACGGCTAAGTGTCGTGCCAGATGCAGTGTATGTACCTGTGCCTATTTCCCAGTTGTTTCCGTCTTCAATGACGTAACGAACTGTATCACCATCTGACACACCACCATCAGCAAACGTCTGGTAGCCCGCTTCCGCTGCCCCCAGAGTAATAGTGCCTGTACCAGTGGTTGCTACTGACTGAGAGGCTGTAAGAGACCCTGTAGCAAGTAAACGTGTTGCTGACACATCAACAATCGCAAAGTGCGTTGCAGTGCCTGTAGCGGTCACTGAGCCGTCTGTAATCGCTGCTGCGGTTGTCTTGCGGCCCGATGTATCACCATCCTCAGGCGCACCAAACGACAAAGACGTAGAGTTGCCAAGCGTATATGTGCTTGTCGCCTCTGTGTATGTCGTTGCTTCTTGTGAAGTGATGTCAATGCGATCCGCTTCAGTGTCTAGCTTAGACAGAGCCGCGTCCAAGACATAATCAGAAATAGTTGCCATTCTTTATCTCCTAGTAGGCTGCTATCTTCAAACGGCGACCTGAGCCGCCAAATTTAGCATCAGAACTTTCTTTGTTTATAGCATCTAATGCGCTTTGATACAACGATGCCCACACAGTGGCCCGTTGATCCTCACCCAAGTAAGGCGCTGCATGCACAAGCGATCCATACAAGTACGCATCAGGGTGGTGCGTCAAAAGCCAGTTTGTCGTGTTGCTGTCGCTCAGCGGCGTGATCTGACCGTAGTACAGCATCTCAACTGTGTAAGTCCCATCAGGCGTTGGATACAGCTCTAGCTGACCATCGCTGATCGCGTAGTACCGGGGCTTGCCAGTCGTGTCATCATAAGCTGTACGGCGATGCTGCATCTCGCCTTGGCTTAGCAACTCCAAACGATCACCGTTTGCAATCGAGAACCGAATGCCCTCCAAGTAATCGCCAATCAAACCCGTGTACTGCCCATCTACCGTGGCTGTCACGCGCTTCTCCATACGCCAGTGACGTATGCTGCGATCCATGTTTGCTTCTGCCAAGCTGATAAAATCAGGAACGACACTCGTTAAGTCATCGCGGTTCAACCAATCCGCAATGCTCGATTTAAGTTCTGCGTAAGTTGTAAGTGCCATTACCATTTCACCTTGTTCGACCAGTACGCCGCAGACATCTTGCCCTTAGCTATATTCTTTGCATGACGCGCCTTAAACGACTTTGCGCGAGGCGTCATAGTTTTGTCACCTGTTTTGCCCTGCTGACCAAACCGTATGGTCTTCACCTTATCACCCTCCTTAGCCACAACTACATGCGACTTAGTAGGATGGCTTGGAGTGCGCTTGGGTTTATTGTAACCCGATACTCCAACACGGGATAGGCGGGGGTCTTTAGCCACGTGGATAACGTCCTGTATTTAGGTATTCTAGGTAATCGGCATAATCCTGCGAGAACACAGGTGAGAACTGATCTCCAGCAGCAATGCCACGGGCCATTGCTGGAACAGTTGGGTTGTAATTAGTCATTGCTGGAACGGCCTGATAGCCGCCCGACACGGGTACTGCAGCACTTGTTGCACCTCTACGACCGCCGCGTGTTGACGGGCCAACTGGCTGCACTGGGGTAGCTTGCTGCATGATTTGATCGTAACTAGGCATTGGCTGGTTCGGCATCACTGGCGACATAGCTGTTGCAGGCATAGGAGGGCCAGCGGGAACGACACGTGGCCCACGCTGACCACCACGAGTTGTCGGGCCTGCACTTACCACAGGTGCCTCTGGCGCGGGCTTGGTGACAACAGACGGTGTTGCTGCAGCACGACTAGCAGCTGATGCTTGCTCTTCTTTTGTGCCAATCTTATCCAGCAAGCCAAGCGCTTTTTGACGCTGCTTGCGGCGCACAGGGTCTTCAGAGCCATACGGAGTAGCAAGCAAGTTGGCGATCTGCGAGATAATACCGCCACCTTTAAACTCGCCACCCATTTTACCTCTGCCGCCACCGTCGATCATATCGAGGAAGTCTAAAAACTTAGCACGATCAGCCATTACTTTTTCCTTTTCTTACTCTTGCTCAGCTTCTTCAAGTCTGCGCCAGTAATTTTCTTGCGCGGCGGGGCCACTGCAGCTAACTTCTTTTGCTTTGGGCTATATTTAGAATACGGCATTACTTTTTCTTCTTCGCTGGCTTCTTCGCAGTTTTAGCTGCTGCTTTAAACGCCTTGGCAGTCGGCGCACCTTTACTTCCAGCCTTGCGCATCTTTTCGCCGCTTCCCGCCGCAATACGCTTCCGCTTAGCGTGGATATTCGCATACAAACCCTTTGGCATTACTTTTTCGCTTTCGCCATGCATTTACCCTTACGCTTGCACGCTGCAGGTGTTGGGCAACCCTTACATGGTTTAAATGCACCAGACTTCTTCATACCATACGCCATAGCTAATCTCCTTTGCTGCACCATAACACTTTATGCTAATCCACGCAAATTGCGTTTTATACTACCTCTCCAAGAGCTAAACGAGCCAGACAACGCAGTCGCCGCATTGCTTGCCATCGTCAAACACAAGGCATCAGCAAGGTCAGGCGAGGCCAAACCGCGTTTCCGCATCTCATCTTTACTCTCAGCCTTCATTTTGCCACTAGAGGTAAAGCTGTACCTAATACTAGTCAACTCTGCGATGAGCTGATCGTTTTTCGGTAGTTTACACGAGCGATCTTCCAGCCAACCCTTAGTTTTAAACCAGAGCTCTGAACGTAAGTTCAAATAAGTATCACCCATAGACGGACTTTCAGCCACATTCACGCCGCGCACGGGCAAACCCAGCTCTTGCAGGCGGTCCACCACACCTGAACCCACACCAATACTATCGACAAGTATTTCCTTAGGCTGTCTGCTGGGCGGTAACGCCTCATACTCAGCAACTACCCTACCCACAGTCTGCATCAAATCTAACCCAGACCAAGCCCGCAGCTCAGTCACAACTGGACCCTGACGCTTACACAGCGCCGTCTTATCCGTACCAAAGCGTGCCACGTCCAAACCCCAGACAGACTTGGTATCATCATCAATCTGCACATCGCGGTGCGTGGCATTCTCCACAAGATGAAACGGGATAATCGTGTCATCATCAGCAAGCGGAAACTCACCCAGCACACGAATACGGAACGCGTTGCTTTCCTCGCCATACCGCATGCGCATTTCATCAACGAACTCATCGCTGACCAAGGGGCTATCCACGCAACTCCACCTGCGCGTCCACCAACTATCTGCCATACGCGTCTGACTTTCAAAAAACGTACCGCTAGATCGCGTAGGGTTGCTCAGCATGATCGTAACCGCGCTATGACCTGACATAGACCCAGCCGCAGCCTCAAATACCTGCTCAGGCACACCAGAAGCCTCATCCACAACCAGCATAACATGCTCAGAGTGAACACCAGCCAGAGCCTCAGGCGTTTCTGCACGTGACGTTCTAGCAGAAATAAACATCTCACTCGGCGCACTCGTATGCTCCACGCGATCCGACTTGGCATTAAGCACTTGCTGCAACTGCTCAGGCAACTCATTTATCCAGCGCTTCAACTCTGCAAAAAGAGCGTCAAATAACTGACTAGAAGTGGGCGCGGTCACAACCACCTTATTCGGGTA